CATGAAGCCTATGCTCTGCCATCGCTGACTTTGCCAAATTGCATTGTTCTACGTTGTGCTTTTCCATCTTCTGCTCAACAAGGTCTGCTTTTGTCGGATAGCCAACCACAGGAAGGATCGGATACCAACGGACTGCATCAATCACTTCTCATCTTCATCATGGCTCAGTTTTACACCAGCCAATAACCCGATGAAGCCTCCGATGATGGTCTGAAAAGCAGGGCTAATCAGTTTGAAGATTTCTGCGTTGTCCACTTCGGCGGCCCATAGACCAAGAATCAGCGCCAGCACCATCACCAGCACGCAAATGCAAAGCGTTGCAGCCACCATGCTCGTGACGACAAATGTCAGCTTACTTCTCAGTTCGGTATTGTTCATGTATCAACCCTCTGATTTCAAAATTATCACTTGAACCTAGCCACTCGGGTAATGCGTTAAACAGCCCTGTCAGTTGCTCCTTGGAGCATTGCTCACCATTCTTTTTTAGCCAGTCCAGCGTTACTTCTTTGCGCTTGCTTGGGTCATGCGTAGTCAGCGCAAGTATCTTAAACTCGCCGATGTTGCACGAGGTGCTTACCCCCAGCAAAAGGGGGATGAGGAGTATTAGCCAGCGCATTCATTTGTCTGCTTTGCTGTCCAGTTTGTCAAATATCTTGCCTAGCATATCTCGGATGTCTTTGATGTCAGCACGGTAGTCATCCCGCCCAACGTACTGGGACGGCATGTGGCGCACATCGCTGTCGAGCCGGTCCAGCGCAACGTAGATTCTGTTGAGAATCCATCCACCAAAGAACCCTGCGCCTGCCACAGCCAAGTTAAAGAATATCTGGTAATCCATCATGGTGCTAATGCGTTTTGATTAGTTTGTTTTGGGGCTAACTGGTTGGTAGGTATGTCCGAAGCAAAGCTAAAGCCTGCCGCGCCAGCACGGCCACCAAGCGAACTGGAGTAACCGCTGATACCTTGCAACAGCAGCCGACGGGCCAAGCCTAATTTTTCAGCGTCAGGAATGCGTTTGGCTTCTATTGCAGCCAGTTGTTGGGCTATTGAGTTGGCTTCGTCAGCGCTCAGCATCTCAAATTTCTCTAGCGCGGGGCGCATAGTTTCATTAAACTTTTGCGTAACACCTTTGCTGCTACCCATTTCAGAAGCGACTTGGCGCACAGCGTCAAACATCGCTTTCTTTGCGTCCGGTGAGCGTGCTATGACGGGCGCAATTGCGGCCCACTTTTCCATGTTGCCGCTTTCTATGGCATCTCTGACGTTTTTCATTGGCCCGGCAGCGGAGTTCCAAATTTTATCTGCAGTAGCGGCTGCTTCTTTTGTGACCGCAGTTGCCTCAGTTTTTGCGGCGGTTGCTTGCAGATTGCCGGTCCTTAATTGCTGCCGGGAAGCCTCTTGCGCGGTTTTAAGTATCTCGGCATTTGCGGCGCTTAGTTGTTTGATACCGCCGCCAATGTTAGCTACAGTGCGCTCACCGTTTTCCAGCGTAGTGCGGTATTTGATAACCGCATCTCGAACTTCAGGGACCGCACTTAAAAACTCGCGGTTGGCCGTCATCCAGTTGCCAACTTGCTTGGATGTTTCTTTAGGCGCTAATTGATTGGCAGCGTATTGTTGCGCCGCTTTAAGCGCCATTTCTTTGCTGCCCACCATCTCTATAAGCGCGTTGTAGTTTTTGGGCGTAGAAAAAAAGTAGTCGGGCAACTTTGATGGGTCGCTGGCAAACTGCGTCATTGCGCCTTTATCTACGCCCGTCAGCTTAGTACCGGCTTTTGAGCCAAAGATTTCTAAGCCTGGGCGTGTGTCAGCGTATTGGGTAAGCAGTTGTGTCTGTGGTTCGCCAGCAAAATCTTTTTGAACTTGCGACAGTAACCCGTAATATTTCTTTTGCGCGGTTTGGCCAATAGCTTTATAACCTTCGTCAGCTTGGCCGCGAAAAGCCTCCCCCAACAAACGCCTTGCGTCATCAATGGCTTGAAAACTAGGCTTTTCACCTTCTGCGCCTATTTTTATTTGATCAAGTATTTTTTGATACGCAGCGGCCACATCTTTGGAACGCACGCCGGGCTTTGTTTCATTTTTTAAACTTGCAATTAACGACGTATAAGATGGCAATGATGTAACTGATTCGCCGCTGGCTTCGCGGTTAGATACAATTTTATTTACGTCGGCTTCTGTTTTCGTGTATTGAGTAGAAGCAGCCGTTTTTAAATCAGCTTCACGCGCAGCAGCAGCGGTTTGCAAATCTTGACCAATTGCGCTCAAAGGTTTGTTTTCGCCTACGGTTTCAACCGTGCCTTTGGCTTTGTTTAATACGTCTGTTTTTAAGTTTGTAAGATAGTCAATTGCATCTGCTCTGGGTTGGCGGCGTTGACCTACCGAACCTAGCTCAGCTTCAGAGGCTTGTTTAGCAGCCAGCATGGCTTGATTAGCAGACTCATGCAACGCTGCCGCTTTAGCTTCAGCCGCTGCGCGAATTGCGGCAGCGCCTTTTTCCGTTTCTGCGCCAACGGTTAGCATGGCCTTGTTAGGGACTTGTTTACCCATCAACTCGGCAATTGAAGTTTCTACATACTGTTTTTCAGCCGCACTTAAATCGCTACCTTTTGATTTAGTCAAATTAGCATAAATATCTTTTAAAACATTTACGCCTGTTGTTGCCATTTTTCCAGAAAATGCTAATTTAATCGCATTTATTGCCAAGGGGGCGAATTCCGGAGTTATAGCACCGCCAACCAATCGTGCGGCTTCAGCGGTCACTGGGCCTGCGCCCATCTGCTCTGCGACTTGGCCAGAAGTCTCGCTGGATAAACCACTAATTCCTCCAATAACAGCACGAGTTGTTGGCCCGACCTGTTTGGTGAGTTGGCCCATAACATTAAGAGCACCGCTTATAGGTCTTAGCGCGGGTACGCCTTGCGCAAGGGTTGATGCGCCTTGCAAAATCTGCGGCCCAAAGTAACCCATTGCGCTACCTAAAGCACCCGCACCTCCAATAGCGGCAAGTTTTTCTGTGCCGTCTGACATGCCTTTGTTAGCGTATTTTTGCGTGGCCAATGGGTTTCCCATAGCCGCGCCGCCAGGCGTTTGATCCCAACTAAGCCCAAACTTTTGCGCAATAGCTTGCTGAGTAGCTAGATTGGCGCCAGAAAAAAGAGGGTCTTGCGGCGCCCATTTATCAAAGATAGCCTGCTGGGTAGCAGGGTTGGCGTTGATAAAATTAGGGTCGCTACGAATTGTTGCTAAATCTGCCATCTTAATTCCCTACTATTTTAAGTATGGGTTGCTAGTATCTACAGCACCGCCACCACCGCCAGCGCTTGGCGGCATTAAACCTTGCACGGCTGCCGGAGTTAAATACCGCGATTTAAAATCAGACCGGCCAGTGCCCGCTTTATATTGGGTTTCTAGCCCGTTAAGTTGCCCCCCAATTACCTCCTTATAGTTAGCAACTATGCCTTTAAGTTGCTCTGGGCCAGAAGCTGCCATAATTGTTTTCTTGACTGCTTGACGATCAGCTAACGCGCCAACGCCCGGCACAACCGCCGCAACAATTTCATCAGCTAAAATTTCTTTGACCGCGTTAAAATTACCAGGTGCGGGTTTGCCGGTTTGTGTTTGAATAAATTGCGCTACGGTGTTAATAGCGCGTACATCACCCGACTGCAACGCATCAGCAGCTTTTTCAAGCGTGTTAAAGTGTTCCATTACAACGTTAAGCGAACGTACTTTATTGCCTTGTATTCCTTGGTTAAACGCTTTTACTGCTGATGTCTGTAAGTTATAGTCGCGAGCGCTATAGTCAGGTTTCATCGCAAGAACTTCGTTCATTATGCGAGTTGAGTTTGGACCGGTAAGCGGTGGCAAGTTACCTTCAGCAATATTTTTTGCTGTTGTTCTGTCAGCCAGCGTTAAGACTTGTTTGCCTTGGATGTTACCTTGCGCTCTAGCTTTTGATGCCTGTAATATTTGATCTTCGCTAAGGTTAGCCAAGTTTAGTGTTGGGTTAGCTTTAATTGCCGCAACGTACATCTTGGCGTTAGAAGCATTTAATTTACCAACGGGTATTTGACCTAACTCTACTGGGCCACCAGGGCCAAACAGAAGCGCTGAATCTGCGTCGTTTAACCCTAACATAGCGCGTGCAGTTCCAGTAGGCATTTGGTTTAAACCAAATTGACCTTGAGGGCCACCGCCTGCGCCACTAAAACGGGTAACAATTTGATTGCCGTTTGCATCGACGCCGACCACGTTTTGCATGGCAAGGCCGGGATGCAGGTTTTGTATGTCGCGCCGTAATTGCGCGATGACTGCTGGCGCTGCTTTGTTAGCTATGGCGTTTTGCAACTCGCGTTGCAACTTGGCAGATTGAGATTCGCCAGACGCAAGTTCCTGGTCATACGCTTGAATGCGAGGATCGTTTTCTGGCACGCCAGCTTGTATAAGCTCAGCGCGTTCGGCTTGAAGTCTGTTTATTTTAGTCGGTACAGGCGGCGCTGTATAAACTGATTTAGTACCGACAACTAAATTTGAACCCACAACGTGGGCTTTTAAAGATTCCGTCAATTGTGCTTTAAGTATTTCAGCAAAGGCTTTAGCGCGGGGGTCCGTAGACTGGCTAAACATCATAATTTCTTGGCGCAATTGGTCCGGCGTTTTGGCTTGTGGTTCTGCCAAAGCATTAACTGGAGCCGCAGGGGCGGGGGCCATAGCGTTAACTGGCGCCGTACCGCGCCGTTCGGCTACATCTGCTGCAAATGAGCCTGCTTCGGGCGGTGTAGGGGCCATAGCATTAGTTGGCGCTGCGGCTGCGGGGGTGCTGCCAAACAAACCGGGGTAAAGTTTACCTGCTACAGCTTGAAATTTATCTTGCTCTCCAAGACGAATTAAACCTTCCGCGCCTATTCTTTGACGTTCTGGATTTCGAGATGAAACCATCATTTCAAGATAACTTCGAGGCGTGTATCCTTTATCCTTAAGCACCGCCGCCATTGAGTCAATTTCTTTACGCTCGGCCAGCATTTCTTCAATCTTCATTTGATTCATTTGGCCTTGCTGCTGCGCCGCTTGAATCTGTGAGACTTGCGCAAGTTGGTTCATCGGGTTAGGCAATTCGCCCATGCCCCGATAGCCCATAATGATTGATGGATCGAATGCCATATATGTCCTTTAAGCGTAGCCGGTTTTGCGTGTGTTTAACGCATTAGCCAAGTTTTCATTAGATGTATAGTTTAAATATTGACCTAAGCCGCTACCCAAAGCATTAGCGCCTGCCACTGTTCCAGCCGCATTAGCCGCGCCAATGTTGGTCAAGCCTTGCGCAGCCTGCATGCCGTAGTTACCCGCAGCATTAGCCTGACCCGCAGCAGAGGCTTGGCCTGTGTTGATCAAGGACTGGTACGGTGCAAGTTTGGCCGCACGCTCGGTCTGATAACGGTTAAAAGCATTTTGATACTCTTGCGATGCCGCTTCTTGGCCGTAGGCTGCAATGCGCTTGCCTGTACCACCAGAGAGCAACCCGCCACGGGCCGCAGCGCTGCGCTCTAGCGCCTTTTGACCTTCAGACAGTCTGAACGCATAACCGGGATCTGCTTGGAACTGGCTCGTCCCAAACGGGGTGTAATCAGCCATGCCTTGGAACTTACTAAGCGCATTCACGCCTGCCGCAGAGTAGGGCTGTAAGTCAGCACGTTGCTGCTGGTATTGCTGGGCCAGCAATTGGTTAGCTTGTTGCTGGGCCGCAGCTTGTGTATTGGCCGCTGACTTGGCAGCGCCTGCGCCGATTAAAGCGTTGCCTACCAATGCCGCAGGCATCAAGTAATTGCTTGCGCCTGCGCCAAATAACCCAGCGCCTGCGCCTGCGCCTGCGCCATACCCCCCTGCTTCGCCAAGCGCTTGTGGTGCGCCGGAGCCAAATAAATTACTAAAGAAACCGCCGCCTTCTGCCGGTGATAAAGCCGCAACTTGATTGCCGCCTAGCGCAGCGACATTACTTACATTGGCAGCTTCACCCAAGCCGGGCGGCAATCCATAAGCCATTGCCGCCATTGCCGCAAGAGGTTTGACGGCGTTGTAGCTGACTTTTTGTTGAGTGCCTGCGCCAGTGTATTGGCCCGATGGGTCATACTGAGCAAATGGCGTTCCCATACCGCCACCAGGCATCGTGGCGTAGTAGCCTTGAAGTGCGTCGCCTTGCCCCGCACCGGCCTCACCACCAGACGAATCACCAAAATTACCTTGGTACGTTGTGCCCCCAATGTTGACAGAACCCCCACGCCCAGCCTTAGTGATCTGCGCCATTTGTTCTGGCGTTAGATTTTGCGGGGTTAGGCTCGATTGTAGGTCAGTCCAAAAGCTCATAGTATTACTCCAGTAACAAGCAGTTATTGGCCGCTGCTTGCATTATTAACCAATTCGTGCCATCTGACACCAAAGTTGCCCAATTTCCGGGCACACCCAATAAAATATCCACCGCTGCTGCGCCGCCAATACGGGGCACAACATTGGCTGACGCAGACACCAACGTCTGCGTCTGGTAGTTCAAGAAAGTCACCGCACGCCCAGGCCAACTCGCCGCCGCAGGCAGCGTCACCGTGCAAGTTGACGTTGACTTGTTGTTGATCACCCAGTTCTCAGTCGCCGCAAGTGTGAAATCCGCTGTCTTGGTAACCGGCGCTGATGTGGCGCTGGACGCAATCGTCACCGCCCCCGCCCCGTTTGTCACCGTAATGCCTGCGCCAGCAGTCAAAGTTGACTTGGCTAGGGTATTGCCTGTGGTATTGCCAATCAACAACTGCCCGTCCGTGTAACTGATCTGGCCCGTGCCGCCGTTGTTCACATCTAGCGTGCCAGCCAGCACCACAGCCCCTGTCGTGGGCGTAGCGGGTGTCAGGCCAGTAGCACCTGCGCTGAAGCTCGTAACGCCGCTGGAGGCGATTGTGATCGTTCCGGGGCCGTTGGTAATCGCTATTCCCGTGCCTGCGGTCAGATTGTTGACATCGTAGGCCGTCCCTGTGCCGATCAGCAGTTGGCCAGCCGCCGGTATGACATCCGTTCCAGTACCGCCGTTGATGATGGGGGTAATCCCTAGACCGCTACCTGTGATGGTGTAGAGGTTGTAGAAAAACCGATACCACGCCACCGACATTGTATTCGTGCGCTCATCAATGAGGGGCACACGAGGCGCAATAATCTGCGTGATGTTAGGCGTTGTTGCCATGCTCAAGCATTCGTTGGTGAGAGCAGCAGTTCAGCGCCCATCACGGCAAGTTTGACTGGATCAGTTCCCGAAATCTCATAGACCCTATCGCGCAACTTGAGCGTCATCCCCAAGCGCCGCCAGAAGACGCGCCGGTAATACTCACCCAGCTTGCCCATGCTGGCCCAAGTTTCGTTGGACCATGTGTGACCGCCATCGTCTGACCAGCGCAGCATGACCTGCGGGTTGTAGCCGGGTGCGGCTGGGTAGCCAACAGTTGTCAGGTACAGACCATCTTCAGTGACCAGCTCTAGGCCAGCCTCAGTCTTTAACTCCTCTGGCTCATAGCCTGGGTAGAGGTTCAGACCCGTACCCGACTGGCAGTCCAGTTGCAGGCTGTGGTGCGCTGTACGCTTTAAAGTGTTCTGACCCGTTGGCAGCGCACGCCATGAGCGCAGCCACTTTTGAATCTGGCCGTTGTCAGCGTAAGTGTCAAGGTCCAAGGTGTAGATGTTGCCGTTCTGGTAATCGCCAACAATGGTGTTGCCG